TGCCTCGTCCTCGCTTTCGGCGTCCAGGCCGGTCTTGCGCGTGAGCTCGTCCACCCACCCTTGCTGGGGGCTGGTGTCCTCATCTTCGGCGTCCTCCTCTTCTGCGGCCTGCTCCTCTTGGCCCTCCTCGCCTTCCTGCGCTTCGGCCTCGGCGCCCTCTTTGTTGCCCTCCTCGTCGGGAGTGGGCGTCTCGCCGGCGGCCTCGGCCTCGGCCTCCTGAAACATGCTGTCCGGAATCTCCCCTTCGACCGAAGAGAGGCCGCTCGGTAAAAGACTGCTGCCGGCGTCTCCCTCCCCGCTTGCCTGCGGGTCGTCGTCGGACACGTACGTTGTTACGGGGCCCTCGTCGGTCGGCTGCTCCGATTCAGGCGCCTGGCCGGTTTCGGTGTCGGGGTCGTACTCCTCGTCGGAAAGTCGCTTCATGGGTCTGCTGGGCGTGTGCCCGGTTGGTTCGGTAGGTAGGCTATGCGGCCTGCGCGAGCAAAGCGTTGGCGTCTCGGTCCCCGTCCTCGGCGGCCTCCATCAGCTGCTTTCGCATCTGGCGCGCCTGCTGCCCGGAAATGTTCTGGTCGGCCATCTGCGCGACGTCGGCGGCCGATTGGAGGGCGCGCTGCGTCTCTTGCCCGCCAGGCCCCTGCATCTGCGGGGTCTCTTGCTTGGAGCGTCTTCACGTCGGCCTTTCGGAGGATGCCGAAGTACGTCTCAAACAGATCCAGCGTCGTCGTCTGCGACTGCACAATGCGGGCCTGGTACAAGCTGGCCGGCTGGTCGGAAGGCGGCTCGTCGCCCATGACGGCCCCACTCACCCCCGATACCTCTTGGATCTCCCCGCGCATCTGCGCGAGCCACTCAAAGGCGCCGGTTGGGATGGAGTTGGAGTAGACCTGCTCGGGCGCCACGCCGCTGTCAAGGTTGGCGTTGTCCGGGTCGGCCTTGTAGGCGATCACCCCGTTCATGCGTGTCCACTCGTCCGCAAAGTCCTGCGGGCTCATATCCTCGGGGATCTGCTCCTCGGCAATCATGAGCACCCCCCGCGCCGACGTGGCCATCCCCACATCGATAATCTGGATCATCCTGTTGTAGAGCCGCTGCTGATCGATCAGGTCGACGAGCAGCCCCCGACTCTCGTTGTCGATCTTCTCGGCCCACCCGAAAGCGTACGGGTGTTCCTGGTGGTGGTACGGGGTCTCGCCGGCCCACAGCACCTCTCCGGTCGGGGTCAGAAAGTACCCGACCCACACCATTTCACTGCGCTGCTTGTACCGAAGCGCCGGGATGCCCTGCTGGCGGCGCCGCTGGTTCTCGGCCTTGAGCTGCTGCTGGTCGACGTCGCCTGGGGTTGCAGAATAGACACGGGGCTCGGCCGGGTCGTGGATAATAATTTTGTCCTTGAGCTCGCGCCGCCACACCTCTACGACGCGGTTCATATCGTCGTCGTCGGTGGCGTAAAAGCCCAGGCTGTCGGCCCGGTTGAAGTTGTAGTTTCCCCAAAACGACTCCCGTCTCTGCTCGCCGTAATAATCCTTGATCGCGTCGGCCAGGTCCGGGTCCTCCGGGGCGAAGCTGGCGCAAATGCTCTCCACGTCCATATCGTGCAGCTCCCCAATCAGCCGCAGGTCGTGCCCCCGCCGGTCCGACGCGTCCGGGTTGTGAAAGAACCGCAGCATGTTGACGGCTCGGATTGTCACCTCGGGCCGGTCGTACATCGACCAGTATTTGTACCCGATATGGAACGCCACCTTACCCCCAAGCAGGTGCTCGAGGAAGGCGTCGGCCTCGAGGGTGTCCATCCGGTTGATCCGGCGCGCCTCGCGGAGGGCCTTCGTCATTACCTCGGCCGCCTTGTTGTCTTCGCGGTCGACGGCGAACGCCTGCCGGTCGCTGCTATTCTTGCGGAGCTGCCCTTTCAGGTTGCGGACGATCGGGCGCAGGTGGTTCATCTGCCACGCCTCGCGCCCCTTCTCCTCGATTGCCGTCTTCTCGGTCTTCATCCCCTCCTCGGTCTCGATCGTATCTTGCCACTGCCGCCCCATAAGGTAATTCCGGTGTCGCCGGCGGCGCTCCCGGTCTTCTTGCAGGGCTGTCCAGGCCGAATGGGCCTCCTCGAGGACGTCGACCGTCTGCTCGGTGCTGGCCAGCTCGCCGTTCTCGAGGAGGGCCCCGTCCATCTCCGACGGCTCCGGGGGCTCCTCCATCCCTCCCGATCGGTCTCGAATGTCGGCCGGGGCGCTCGTGTACGGCATAAAGCGCGGTGGCTGTAAAATAGAAAAGCGCGACACGGGCCCGTCCCGGCTCGTGCCGGGCAAATAGGGCTGTGTCGCGCAAGGCGAGGCAGGTATGTGTGGCGCCGTTGAGCCCTATCCAGGTTCGGGCTTTACGGGGCGCCGTCCGTGGCCGGACTCTCCTGGCCGGCCGCTCCTATGGCTACTGGCAAGTCCTATGCCGCGCCCTCACTCTCGTTTCGCGGCTTGAGTAAATCACTGCTCGAAAGGTCCCGCACAATTCCGGTTCCAAACGTGTCCTCCTCGGCGCGGGGGTCTATGACATGCAGGGCGGCCTCCCATTCTTGGGTCGGGCTGCTCGGGCGGTCTTGGCGCGTGAGTTGAAAATACCCTTCATCAATGAGGGTCTCGACAACCCCCTGAATGGACTGCTGGCGCGCCTCGACCAGGCGGGCGGCCGGGTCGGCAGTGCGGCCCAGCTCGGACTCTGTCACCTTTACGACGTTGCGCACGCGCTGGACGTCGTATTTTCGGCAGAGCCGGTCGAAGTCGGTTTCACGCATCGCCTGATCGTATCGCCGCTTCCACGTTTCGACCTCTTTCTGCTTCTCTCGTAGCACCAGCCCAAAAATCACGCACATCGTGAGCGCCATTGGGCTGATCCAAGCCAGAACCTCAATCATGGGGTTAGTTGAGCGAGATAACAGGTTGGCGAATGATGCGGGCCTCGTCCACAGACCGCGTCCACTGGTGTAGGCCGCCCTGCGGGATCTGCCCTCGGGTCGTTTGGGTGAGGGCGTCAACGCGCCGCTGGATGGCCCGGTCCAGCTCCATGCGCCCAAGCATACAGCTCCACACCCAACGCTGTTGCAAGGACGGAGAGATCACCAGACGCCGGCACAGCCACCGCCCCTCCCGGCCGGGGTACGCCCCAACCCACCACTCTACAAACAGGCCGTCCATAGACCAGTCGCTGTACGCACCGATACGGTGAAAGTCGCGTCGTATCCAATCTCGATCCATCGGGTTACCGTGCAAGTCGAGCTCCACCGGCTTCGGCCCATTCCACTTGAAGCTCCTCCCGCTTTTCGTGGCGGCGCACTCCATACGACCATATTTCGCCCGCCTTTACCATTCGCATGAGCCGGACGGCCAGGCGCCGCTCGTCGCGGTTGAGTTCTGGGAGGGGCTGCGTTGGGGTTGGCAGTTGGTGCGCGCCCTGCTGTGTTGCCATATCGGTAGGGTAAGAAGTTGATTGGTTAAATGCGAGTCGCGCCGCCCTGGCCGCTCGACCGTTCTCGCGGCGTCACGGGCGATGGGGGGCCCATCTTGTCGTTCAGGTGCGCCAGCATGCACCGGACGTCGACGCGGTCGTCCTTTTTCCCGTCGGCTGCCCGCATTGAGCCCTCAATCTCAAGAAAGCTATCCATCTGCTGGCATGCCTTTTCCTCTCGCTCGATGTACGCAAAGTCTGCACTCTCCCCGTTCAGGGCGTCCCGCGCCCCGCGCAGGTGTTTCGTCAGCGCGCTTACGATGATGCCTTTGTTGTTCCCGGTCATGTACCACCCGGCCTTCCGGGTCTTCTCCCCGCTGGTCTTGTCCTCGACCACGCGGTGGTACAGGTTGCCGTAAAAGGGCTTGATCTCTTGCAGCACGGTCATTCCGTACGACGGGTCCCGCTCCGATACGCTGCGCTTCTTGTTCAAGCTGTTTACCTCGAGCATCCAGTACGCCATGCCGTACCACTTGGCCAGGCGCGCCGCCCGCCAGGCGTACAGGTCGACGTCCAGGTGGTCGTGCCACTCGCACACGATTTCCGGGTGGCCGCCCCACAAGATCGGCGCCCGGTCCAGCACGGCCGTCACCGAATAGTCGGCGGTGCGGGACTGGCCGGGGCCGACGTCGCTCGCGGCTGCATACCGGTTCTTGATGCGCGTCGTCTCGTCGGGGACGTAGTTCGGGAGCAGCCCGCCGTAGGTGTCGCCGGGCCGACGCCAGATTTTGAGGGGGCCGTATGGCTCCTCTTCAAAGTGA